TAATTCAGCTAACTAATCAAATTAAAAATTAATCGAGGGTGGTGAAATAAACGCCACCCTTTTTTGTTTAACATTAAAAAAATAAGATATGAGCTGCGATATAGCACACGGAAGATTAGAAGCTTGCAAATCGGGGGTTTCAGGATTAGACGCAATTTACATAGTGAACTTTGGAGATTTCAATCCCGACCCGTCAACATTGGGTGGTGACGTTACTTACTCAATAGCGGCAGGATATGAAGACACGATTTCAGACATTGCGAATATTTCAACTATTTACAAATTTGAATTGAAAGGGGCTAACTCATTTGAGCAAACTATCCAAACTTCAAGAGATAACGGAACAACGTTTTTTGAGCAAGTTTTAACGGTTCAATTGAAAAAGCAAGACGTTCAAACGCACAAAACAGTTAAATTGTTAGCATACGGACGACCTCACATTATTGTAAGAACACGAGATAATAATTTCTTTATCGCAGGGCTTCAAAGAGGATGCGACGTAACTGCTGGAACGGTATCGAGTGGGGCGCAGATGGGTGATTTTTCAGGTTATTCTTTGACTTTTACGGGCATGGAGAATTTGGCCGCCAATTTCTTAAACACTTCATCTGAAAGCGACTTGGCTACAACAATTTTAAACGGAGCAACAATTGTAGATTCTTAGAATTTTCTTTTCTCCAAGCATAGATTAACCCTGCCTAAATTGGTGGGGTTTTTCATTTTTAGAAACAGAAACACGAAACAAACGTTTATAAGATATGAACGTATTAACAACAACTTTAAGCCCTCAGCCATTGGTTATCGTGCCACGTTCAACGACGTTCGACACTTTAATATTTACGGACGATAGCACAAACGACCCAGTAACAATCAATATAGATAGCGTGGTTGACAAAGATTATTACCAAATCTTAAACGTTGAATGCGCTTTAATAGAAAATAGGTTTTATAACGTTGAATTACTTAACAATGGAGATTTAATTTTTAGGGGTAAGGTGTTTTGCACCGACCAACCAATAGTAAGTTTCTCAGTTAATAACGGTCAATATGTAAGTAATGCGACAACAAACACTTTTATAGTTTATGAATAATTTTCACGTTATAAATTTAGCGAAATACGAACCGCCTCAAGTAGTAGAATCCAAACGAGAAGATTGGGTTACTTACGGGGAGTCGAACTCTTATTTTAATTTTCTTATAGATAGATACAAAAACAGTACAACGAATAACGCAATTATAAACAATATAAGTCGTTTAATTTACGGTCGTGGGTTATTTGCCTTAGACGCTAATAGAAAGCCGAACGAGTACGCTCAAATGATGGCTTTATTTAATCAAGACTGCTTACGAAAGTTATGTTTTGAATTAAAGGCGTTAGGGCAATGCGCAATGCAGGTTCATTATGACAAATCTCATACAAAGATTTTAAAAACTTACCATATTCCAGTTCAATTATTAGCACCTGAAAAGTGCAATAAAGACGGAGATATAGAGGCTTATTATTATTCTGATAATTGGGAAGATATTAAAAAGTTCCCACCTAAACGAATTAGTGCCTTTGGTTTTTCAAACGATGAAATAGAAATACTGTATATTCAACCCTATTCTTTAGGAATGAAATATTTTAGTTACGTTGACTATCAAGGTGCTTTAAGTTATGCGTTATTAGAAGAAGAAGTTTCAAACTATTTAATTAATGAGGTTCAAAATTCATTCTCGGGAACAAAAATCGTAAACTTTAGCAACGGAATACCTACCCCCGAAATGCAGGACGAAATAAGCCAACAAGTTTTAGGAAAGTTAACAGGTTCTAAAGGACGAAAAGTTATTGTAAGTTTCAATGATAATGTAGAAAACAAAACTACGGTTGAAGATATACCATTAAACGACGCTCCCGAACATTACACTTATTTGAGTGAAGAATGTTTGCGCAAAATTATGTTAGGTCATAACGTAACTTCTCCGCTTCTTTTTGGTATTGCTTCGGGCAATGGGTTTAGTTCGAATGCTGATGAGTTAAAGAACTCAAGTATATTATTCGATAATATGGTTATTAAGCCGTTTCAAGACCTTTTAATAGCTTCTTTGGATAAAATATTAGCTTTTAACGGAATATCGCTTAAATTGGCTTTTAGAACGTTGCAACCTTTAGAGTTCACGGACTTAGAAAACGCACAAACCGAAGAACAAGCGGCAGAAGAAACGAGTACAATGTTAAGCAAAGATTCAGTAATAGCGCAAGCGTTAATTGATTTAGGCGAAGACGAACCCGAAAACGCTATTTTAATAGACGAATTTACTGTTGACTACGAAACGGACGACAAAGAAAACGAAACGCTTTCTAAAGAGCCTAAACAAAGTCTATTAAGTAAGTTAGTTAATTTAGTTTCAACTGGAGATAATAGACCAAACATAAGAAGTAAGCAAGATGAGGTTATAGACGGAATAAAGTTTTTAACTCGATACGTTTACGCAGGTGAAACAACTAAAAAAAGCCGTGAATTTTGTAAAAGAATGATAGCTGCTAAAAAGATTTACCGAAAAGAAGACATTGAAAATATGTCAGAGCAAGTAGTAAATGAGGGTTGGGGCCCTGAAGGGACAGACCTTTATTCAATTTGGTTCTATAAAGGTGGCGGTAATTGTCACCACCGTTGGAATAAAAGAGTTTACGCTACATTTAGCGGTAAATCAATTGACGTTAATAGCAAAGAACTTAAACAAATCGCAGTTAGAAAAGCTGAAAAACTTGGATACATAGTTAAAAACGATTCTAAAGTTAGCACGCTTCCAAAGGATATGCCTTACAATGGTTTTTTACCAACTAACAAAATATACGGAGAATAATGGCTGAAATACTTTTTATAACCCGAGATGACATAGTGCGTTACACGGCTTTAAATGGCAACGTAGACACGGATAAATTTATTCAGTTCATTAAGATAGCTCAAGACGTTCAAATAGAAAACTACTTAGGAACTAAATTAGTTGACAAATTAAAACAACTGATTGAGGATAACGAAGTAAACGACGCAGGAAACGAAAATTATAAGTTCTTATTAGAAGGTCACGTTAAATGGATGCTAATTTATTGGGCGATGTTTGAATATATGCCGAACGCTGCTTATACAATAGCAAACAAAGGTGTTTATAAACATTCAAGTGAGAATGCTGAAAACGTAGAAAAAAACGAAGTAGACTATTTGCGAGATTATTACAAAACTTTAGCGGATCGTTACACTTCAAGATATTTAGATTACATAACAAATAATTCTGCTTTATTCCCTGAGTACGACGCAAACGAACCAGGAGATGTTTACCCGAATGATAATATTAATTACGGTGGCTGGATACTTTAGGATATGAAGACATACAAACCAAAAAAGGAAAATATTAAAAAATTAATCGTTTATTTAAAAAAGATAGATGGCAAACTTGAAAATAAGTCAGTTAACGGCAAAGGGAAGTAATTTAGAAGCTTCTGATAGGATTGCTATTGCTCAGGATACTGGAGGCGGTACTTTTGCAAGTAAATATGTTTCGGGTGCTGAGGTTAGAAACCGTGCCAAAAACACGCAAACAATTCAATATACGTTAGTTTTAGCAGATGCAAATAAAGTAGTAGAATTGAATTTTAGTGCATCTAATAATTTAATTGTGCCTACAAATGCGAATGTACCATATCCTTCAGGAACGCTTATAACGATAACACAATACGGAGCAGGTGAAGTTAATATAATAGGCGATACGGGAGTAACTTTAAGAAGTAACGGAGGTAAATATAAAACTTCTGCTCAATATTCGGTAGCTACTTTGTATAAAAGAGATACGAACGAATGGTATTTATACGGTGATATAACAACTTAATCATGGCAAATAGCAACGGATGGGGCGATGGTGCTTCAAATAATAATATAGGTTGGGGTCAAGGTGCAAACAACGCAATAGGATGGGGTGCTATTCACGCAGATAGTTGGGCGGGTTTAACTGATATTGTAGGGATTACAACGCCACCAGTTGACCCAGATGCACAAGCATTCATAACAGCAGCTGCAATAACAGACCCTACACAACAAGCGGCTATTAATACTTTGGTAGTTGACTTGAAAGGGTATAGCATTTGGAGTAAAATGAAAGGAATTTGGCCATTTGTAGGTGGTACTGCAACAACGCATAAATGGAACTTAAAAGACCCTCGTGATTTAGATGCTGCATTTAGGTTAACTTATGGCGGTAGTGTTACTCATTCAGCTAATGGTGTTACGGGTGGAATTAATGGATTTTGTGATACTAAATTTAATGACTCCACTAATTTTACTTCAAATACAAATGCAAGTTTTTCAGTATATACAAGAAATAATTTTGTTAATGATGCTAATTATTATACTTTGATAGGTTGTTCAACTGATAATCATGTTAGTGCAATGACTATTAGAGGTACTATTTATAATGAGTTTTTAGGGCTTCGTGATGCCATAGGCTCAAGGGTAATTGGTGTTATTTCAAATAGGTTAGCAGGTCAATATTTGTTAACAAAAGACGGAACAAATAGAAGATATTTTAAGAACTCATCTAATATCAATACAACAGCCAACGGAACAAGCAATCCAGTAAATAGAAGTTTATATTTATTAGCAGATAATTATAGCGGTGGAACGGGTTATTATGCTCAACACACAATTGCATTTGCTCATATTGGAGATAACTTAACCGACACCGAAGCAGCTAACTTTTACACAGCGGTACAAGCATTTCAAACAGCATTAAATAGAAATATATGAAACTAACAGATTTAACAACAGAACAAAGACTAACTTATGTAGGCTTGCTTACTGAGTTACAAAAAGACGAATTAATCGGTCAATGGTATGCACCTGACAGCTACTTCAATCCTATCCAAGATGTTAACGACAATTGGGTAATATCAGTTGAAGAAATGGATCAATGTGTTAACCCTGACTTTCTTTGGGTTAAAGACCTTGATTTAATTCCTTACGAACCAAAACCAACACCACCACCTTTTGAATCATGATAAATATAGAACAAATTTTAACAGTAATTAAAAAGCAAGGCGCTACGGTAGTTTTAGCGTTGTGGTTATGGTATACGCATTCAGACGTTCAAGACCTTAAACACCGTCTTTATGACTGCTACGGAAAAAGTAATAACTCGGCAACAAGAGAAGTTCCTGATAATAATAATTTCGCTGTAGTTCCAAAAGACGAATTAATAGAAATAGAATGAGTTACGACTGGTTAAAAAAAGAAACAGCACCTCGTATTTTAGTTCAAGCCGTTAAACAACTTGGCGTTAAAGAATTCGTAGGTAAAACCCATAACCCTATTATTTTAAATTGGGCTAAGGAGTTAGGACTTTCAAATGTTTATACTAATGACGAGATTCCATGGTGTGGTTTGTTTATTGCATATTGCGCTAAGATGGCAGGCTTAGAAGTAGTTGAGCGTCCTTTGTGGGCTTTAAACTGGAATAAGTTTGGAAATCGTGTTTTAGAACCAATGTTAGGTGACGTTCTTACATTCAAAAGAAACGGAGGAGGACACGTAGGAATTTACGTAGGAGAAGACAATACACATTTTCATGTGTTAGGTGGTAATCAAAATAATTCAGTAAGCGTTTCACGGATTGCAAAGAATAGATTAAATCAAGCACGAAGAACGGCTTGGAAGGTAGCACAACCTGCAAACGTTCGAAAGGTGCAATTAGAACCAAAAGGAGTAATAACAACAAACGAAGCATAAAATGGCAAAGAAAAATTTAAACGTTAAAGTTGACACGGAAAATATAGATGTTAATGTTGAGCGTAAAGACGGAGATTTAAAAGTTAACTACGACTCTAAAAAATTAGATGTTGAAGTTAATAAGACCGCTGATAACGTTGAGGTGAAAGTCGACGCACAAGGCGGTCTTTTAAAATTAGTTGGCAAAGTTCTTAAAAAAGTTTTGTTAAGAAGAATAAAGTAGTATATTTGTACCGATTTCTTCATAATTGATAGGTTAATTGTTAACGAGAACCCTTACTTCGGTAGGGGTTTTTTAGTTTTAGAAAAAAATATCTGAAAAAAATGTAACCTTATGTTATATTAATTAGTATATTTGCAGAAACAATTAAACAATTAACTATGAAAAATTACTTTTTAGACTTGTTAGACCAAGTTACACCAGCAACAGAAGAACATAAAGACGTTTTAAAGTGCTTTTTAGGCTTTTTCCCGCTACTTATCGTTACTTTGGTAGGATTGTATTCACTTTTAATTTTAATGCGATGAGAACGGCTAAAAACACGAAACCAACTTTGATTGAAATAATCAATTACTGGCATGACCAAAAGAAGAAAAACACGGGACGTTTAAATATGCAGCTTTATTTAAGGGTTTGCGAGGCTAAAGCGTATAACGTTCGTTGGAATGAAGATAATAAAACATGGAGCAGGATATGAAATACTTAATAATAGGAATTTCGGCTTTGATTATCGAGATATGTTCTACTTTTTACATTCGTTTTGTTTCAGAAGGTGATATTTACGGAATGATGTTCTTTGCTTTTATCGGCCCGTTTTTAGGTTTGCCCTTTATTGGTTATGTAGTTGAGTCCAAAACGTGGTCAGAACGTCTTAAAATGGCTTTTTCGAGTGCCTTTGGTTATTTAGTTGGGTCAATAATTGTAATTTTATTTATTAAGCGATGAAATACAGGTGGATTAGAAAAATAACTCAGACGTACAAGGGTAGTACATACGTTAATTACATTGTAAGTATTAACGATAAATATCTTTACACTTCGTCCGTGTTAGAGTATTGCGAAGAATACGTTTTAAAATACGCACAAAAACACGGAATCAACTATTGCGATATATTAAGAACTGGAAAACATAAAAGAACTAAACATGAAAGCAACTGATTTAAGGATAGGAAACTATTTAAACGGAAAACAAGGTCACGTTGTGGTGACTGAAATTAGAACAAATAACAGTGTAAAAATAGAAGATAATACAAGTATTTTTGATGTTGGAACTTGTTTAATAGCTATTCCAACAACAACAGAATGGCTGTTAAAATTAGGTTTTACATACAATGAATCTTCAAGTCTTTACGAAAAAAGAGGATATGACGTTGATATTGTAGATGGGGAGTATTGTCACTTTTACCTTCCTGAGTTTGGTGATTGGTATCAAGATACTGAGTACATCCACCAACTTCAAAACTTGTATTTTGCTTTAACTTGGGAAGAACTAAAATTAGAACTATGAAAGCTAAAACAGTAACAGTAAGCTTCGAATATACTAATTTTGATTGCTTAGAAACAATGATTGAACGTTTAAAGTCCGAGTTAATGCAAGGCAAAGAATACTTTGAGGATATGATTCCAGCTGCTAACGGTCATAAACGATACCTTCAGTTCATGCAGGAGTACAAAAAGACGAGAAATTTTGTAGTAAATAAAGACGTAATAACAATAAAATCTAACCTATGATACCAAAAGACGAAGCATTCAGTTTAGTTCAACACTTTTTTATTGAATTGAATTTACGTGATTATAAGAAAGCAAAAGAATGCGCAATATATTTAGCTCATTCCATGATTAGAGAAACGTTGGACGTAGAACGTATAAAGTATTGGAAGAGTGTTGTTAACGAAATAGAAAAGTTATGACACCACAAGAAAAAGCAAACGAATTAGTTGACGCTTATAAAGTTATATTAATGGAAGAAGACACCGAGTGCGGTAATGAAATACTTTGTACTGGAATAGCGAAACGATGCGCATTGATTGCAGTAGATGAAATGATTGATATTAGAAACGGCTTATATATTAACGAGGGTAGTATTGCTCATCAATGGCTCCTGGATGTTAAACACGAAATTGAAAAGCTATGAATGTTCTTGTATTATACAATGGTAAGCAAAAGATTGACTATCGTAAAATAAA